CATCCCCAGCTTACTAGCAAAGAAGTCAAAGTTAACCGTATCGGGAGTCTTACCTATGACTTCTACTGGTGCAGGGGTATCAGGTTTGTGGTTATGCGTACCCACTATGCGAAGAACCCGCGCTATGTCAGCAGGTACTGCGGGGTCTATCTCAAGCCCAAACTCTTTGCACTTGGCCTTGAACTGGTCAGCCACTACCTTCCACTGCTCTACAGCGACGGGTTCAGATAGCACCCAGTAAACGTGTATGCCACGACCAGAGTTAACGATAAGAGGCTTTGGTAATTCTAGAGCTACGATAAATTCTTGTAGCCTGCGTAACGCCTCTCCCTGTGTAGCGAACCCCTCGTTCTTAGCTACTTTGTCTTCGCCAACGTCCAAGTCTAAGAAGAATGACTTAATCTGTTTAGCGTCATCACCTTTGCGAGTACCTTCTTCCTTGAAGTTACTCATCGCAAAGTACATATCCCACCCTTCACTGTCGTGATATTCGGCGGCTTCTGCTAATTCATCTGTTGAGTGAAAGTATGTCTGCCGTACCCCGTTCGACGCTAGGCCGTATTGTAGAGCGACGTACACACCTTCTGTGGGTAATACCCACCGTAAAAATTCTCTTGTATTCATGGTTGCACCCAATGCCGAGAGACACTATGGCAGGGATGTCGGCGCATCCTTTTCGGCAAAACCTAGCCATAGTGGAGTGATTGTTAGTGGTTAGTCATCCCAACCGTCAACAATGGCACTCAGATCGTCGTCATCTTCCTTGGGTGCGGGGGCAGATTTCTTTACGACCTTCTTGGGTTCCTCCACTTCGGAGGTATCTGGCTCATCGCCAAATATATCGTCAGAGTCATCGTCATCTAATGCGACATCGGTGCTCTTGACACTGCTAGTAGTATCACTAAACGGGTTATCAGGTTGTGCTACGAAGCCGCCTTCCACAACACCGAAGGGCGAACGTGACACCATCGGCACATATTCGATCACCTGTACGCCGTTCAGACGTAGGCTAACGCCATTGTCACGCATAGAGTACGGCACGAAAGCAAAGGCAAGGTTCACGGTGCTACCGCTGGTTAGCTGGAAGTCCGCTGGCAGCTTGTTGTTCTGCGCGTCTACTTGCAGTGGGGGCGTGGTCTTGTCGGTGCCGTAAGCACCTTTCAGCTTGCACTTGCCGATGTAGTTGCCGTCATCATCCTTCTTGAAGGGTAGGGCAAACTTGTCAGGCCAGCTTTTTTCTTTCTTGGCTTTATAGGCCACTGCCATTGCCTTGTATAAGGCTTTAGCTTCGCTTTCAGACATCACGAAAGACATCTCGTATGCCGCGCCGTCATCCAGCGGGTCACACTTAACAGACCCACCCTTACCGCCGTTCGCTTTGTTATCGAACTTGTAGGTAGCGTCGAGTCTTGGGTAGAGGGCTTTTACGCCTTCGATTGTGTAGTACATATTTGCTTCAGCCATTGTTGGTCTCCTTAACTTAGGCTATTTATTGTGAACCCTTCAGTCGCAGCGAAAGGCGAACCCTCGCGGTTGTGGGGCACGATGTCGAAAGCAATCGCTGCTAACGTCTCATCGTCATCCACCATCAATCTAACTTTCTGTAGTTCCTCTTCTTCTAACGGTCTTTGTGGGTAAAAGAACAGCTTTGGCACGGGGCTACCCGCATCAAAACTTATCTTTGTCACCACTGCTGCACTGGGCGTCCCATGCCCACTCAAAAATTTGGCGTAAGCCTGTAGAGGCATAGAGCTTCTACCTTGAGCTTTACCAAATATGGATGAGGCAGGTACCTGCAACTGGTACACAGTATCTAATGCTTGCTCTTCAACAATCGCTAGCCGCTGGCTAAACCTGCAAGCCCTACCCCCTCCAGTGCCAGAACCTCGGACGTTATTGGTGCAATCAATACACCGCATACTTTGTCTCTGGTCTGGCGGCACTTCAGGTGCGGGTCTCTGGGTATCGTTCGACCAGCATGTCGGCAGACGTTTGGCGCTAGGGTCGTAGGCATCTTTGTAATACGAGCGCGATACTGCCGCTGCGTTTACGATAACTACGTCTATCGCTGTACTGTCTGCTTGCTGGTCTAACCCAGTAAACCTATTACCCTGTATGCTGATTCGGCGCACTATACGTCCGCATCAGGATCAAACGCTGTAGGGTCAAAGTCGTCTACAACAGCCTCTTCCGTTGCTTCTTCCTTAGACGCACCGCCCTTTAATAGAGCTTCTGCAATACTCGCCAAGGCGAATCGCTGCGTTTTACCTACCTTGATGTACGTATTCTCTGGAATTACGCCATCCCTCACCCACTTACGGGTCGTGGATAATGACACACCAAAGTGCTTTGCGACATCTTCAATCGGAACTAATTGCTCCATCACGCTTTCCTTATTGTGAGTGCGAACTCTGCGTCTACGTTCAAGCCCTTTGGCAGAAGGTCTGGGTTCTCTTCCAAGAACTCCCGTACGTTCTTCTGGTTCAGGCGCTTATCCAAGAACTCAGGCACACCATGCTCAAGAATGAACTCGTGCATGTGCTCCCAATCGCTAGTCCAATACTTCTGCTTAACCGTACGGTAAAACGTACCAGCATCGGTCTTGACGCTTTTGATGTCGTTCTCTTTCAAGTAACTCAGTAGCGCACTCTTTATTTTATTTTGCTGATTGACTAGCTTGTCATCAGCCTCCTTAAATTCCGCAGATAGGCGTTCCCGTTCAGCCTTAATCTTGAGGTAAACCCCAGTCATCTTGCCTAGCGGCACACCGTCTACGTCTTTTGCATCAGCCATGATCTTCGTCCTTCCATTGCCGAGAAAGGTAATATAGTGGTAGGTAATGGCTTAATCAAGTATTTCTTTGTAAAGGTCGATAATTTTTGTATGTGTGTCTATTTTGTTATCTAGTAATGCGTACACACGCTTTTCTATGTGAGATCCTTGTAACTGTACCACTGTGCACTTATGGTCTTGCCCCGCTCTGTGGATGCGAGCGTTAGCCTGTGCGTATGTTTCTACCGAACTGGTTGGCCCCCACCATACGATTGTATTGGCAGCGGTCAGCGTAACGCCGTGTGCCGCAGCCTGCGGTTGGATGACCAGCACCCGTGGGTTGTCCGTCTCTTGGAACTCCTTGAATATGCGCGTCCGCTCTGTGGCACTGACAGCCCCACTAATGACTTCGGTAGGTATCTTGTCCTTGCGTAGCTTGTCAGTAAGTAGCTGGATCGTATGCTTGAACGGCACGAACACGAGTACCTTTTTGCTGGACTCGTCGATTACCTCACGCAGTACCTTGTATCGGTGCTTGATGTCGAACTCCACCACCTCTTTGTCATCGGTGTACACCGCACCAGAGCTTATTTGCAGTAGCTTGTTCATGTTGACCGCCGCTGTAGCTGCCGTGACTGTCTCTTCCGCAGCCTCCATGACCATGCGGTTCTTCAGTTCTTTGTAATACTTCTCTTGCTGACGAGTCAGCGGTACCTCACGGGTTGTATACACGATGTCAGGTAGGTCAAGACACTCTTCCTTGGTAAACCGTATCGCCGGTTGCAGTGCACTAAATACTGTCTCGGTGGCATCGGGCTTGGGCACCCACTTGAAGTTAGTCACTTTGTACATGACCTGATCGCGGAACGAGCCAAAGAAGCGTGGCACAGCTTTCGGGTTAACAAGTTTAGCCAGACCGTACGCATCCAGCGGACTCTGTGCAGCGGGTGTACCCGTCATCATCCACAGCCACGTATCAGGGCTGAGTAGCTTGTTGAGTGTCTTCCACCTGTCAGTCTGGGCATTCTTGTAGTGCGTGGCTTCATCTACAATCACTAGGTCAAACCCACCGTTGGCTATGGCGTCCGCCACGATTGCTACACCGTCGTAATTTATTATCACGAACTCCGCATCGCTTTCGATTACAGCGGCTCTCTTCTTTGCCGAACCATGAGCCACGTCTACCTTGCGGTGCATAGCAAAACTAAACAGGTCTTCTCGCCACGCCGAATCCATAATAGATAGAGGGCAGATGACCAGAACACGTTTGATACGGCCTTGCCTCATCAGGAAGTCCGCTGCCCAGATAGCACTAGCGGTCTTGCCTGTACCCTGCTCGTTGAAACAGAACGCACGTTTGTTGAGTGTCAGGAACCCTGCCGTGGTCTTCTGATGCTCGAACGGTTTGTACTTGCCCGTCCATTTATACTTACCTTCGATGGGCGATGGCGCTTTTATGTTTAGATTCTTGAGTACGTGAGCCTCGTCTACGCCCCAGTTAACCACCACACGGTTACCTGATAATTCCTTACTCTTTGGTATGACCTCGGTAACTTTCCGTGGATCACGTAGCCGCAGTAGCAGCGCCTTGTTATCTATTACTTTCACCACTAGGACTCCGGCTTAAATAGAACAAGTTGGTGTTTAGCCAAAGCATTCAAGAGTTCAAAGAAAGAATCTGCACCAAGCCCATTTATGTTATGTATATCTTTTGCAGTCCACTCAGCCAAGTCGCTTACATATTCAATGCCCCTACCCCCTAAACAGTTTCGTGTGCGTGCATTAAGGCTTAACTCCTGTATACGCATCTCTGTCTTGATTGAATTCATTTGTTCTCCGTTCTCCCATGCAAAAAAGCGCGAAGTGGGTGTCCACTACACGCGGTTAAAAACCCCGCCTTCGGTCACACGGACGGGAACGTGTGCAAAAAACCGCCTAATGACTATAGGAACTGCAAACCGGTAAGGCATCAGACGGCTGACCTAAAAAGTCCCGCCATACGACCACACCGGACGGGAACGGTGCCAACAGGCAGGAAGTGCCTTGGCCTAAACTGTTATCGCTAAAGTAAGAACTAAAGACAGTACGTTGATCGCCACGATAATGCCGATACCGACCAGTATGCCTGTCTTTATATCTTCCTTACTCACTGTCTACGTCGAGGTCTATGCCCCGCTTTCTTGGGCTTCTGCCCGTTACGGCTGCGATTAGCACTCTTGCTCTCTATACGCACGCCGTCTTTGTTGCTGCCACCCTTACTCAACATCTTGTTGTGGCTGACATCCTTACCTTCCCGCTTATCCGCTCTGCCATCTTTGTTAGCATCACGCCCTACCTTATCCATAGCACGCCTAGCACGTTGCCTCTCCATTCGGGCTTCGTGTGCAGGGCTACCCACTGGCGGGTTCTTCTGCTTCTTACGGTCTGCTTTGTTCTTGTACGGCATTAGTTCTTTCCGTTGTGCGGACATTCCAACACTGGGCACCATGCTTTACACAGTCCGCTGGGGTTGGGGTTCCACGTATCGTTCTCAAAAGCTGTTTCCATGTCGCTGTATTTACTCAGCCACTTAGTCCACATCTTCTCCTCTTCCTCTATGGTGTAGCGATCCCTTATCAGGTCGTTACTTACCACAAACAACAGCCCAGCCCGAACGGTCTCCACTTCGGGGTAGTGCTTGAAGGTAGCCAAAGCCATAAGCTCTAGCTGCCCTTTGTCAGCATATCTTGCCGACTTGCCGGTCTTGTAGTCAATCACCCATGCAAGGTTGTCCTCGCGGTTCAAGATCACAAGATCGGCAATGCCTCGGAACCAAACATCATCAGCAAAGAAGCTACACGCTTCCAGATCCTTGGTCAGTCCCATCTTGATCTCGCACAGCTTCTCGCCTTTCTTGGCGTTCAGTGCATCTAGCATACCCTGTGCGTAGCTAAACCGTGGGTCAAGTTCACCACCGTCGCGGATGTATTCTTCCGCAGCTTCGTGAAAAGCTGTTCCATACAACGTAGCCTCAGACTCCTTGAACGGGTACTGCTTGAGCACCTTCTCATGGTAGAACTGCTTAGGGCATTGCTGGAATGCCTTGATCTTACTGAACGACCACGGTGCTATGCTCATGGAGAATCAAGTATCAGATTTAATTCACGTAACTCAGCTATAAGTAGTGCCATGAGAGCGTGGTCAAATGTTATATCTCTATTGTTCATGACTTCTTGTACATATGTCGCATCGTCTATAACGGCATCAGCGTTGTCGCGTCGCACTAGCTTTCGCTGCTCTTCCCGTTCGTGGTAACTCATCATTCACAGTCTCCATATGCGTATGCCATACCACTCTCACATTCAAGTGGTAACCCCTTAGCCCATGTCGGGACGTACCTCATGCACTTCTCGACGTAC